CGATATCGTAAGAGCAGTAGGTTTTTCCAACTGGATAGGAGTTGCAAAATATTCCGACAAAAATCAAGCTTTTGTATTTGAATGCACAGATAAGAATTATAGAGGGAACATAGTATTTATGAGTCAATTTGATCAAGGCTTCAAAATACTTGGCAACATTTACGAGAATCCAGAGTTATTAGAGGAAATATCAAATGATAATTAAATTAATAGGCATGATATACGGAAGACACAGCACAATATACAGAAGAATGATAGATGAGAAGGAAAGAAAAAAAGAGGGTAAGACATGTTAATAACACCAATAATAACACTAATAATTATAGTCGTAGGTGCCGCAACACATGATTATTTTCAACGAAACGAAGAAGAAAAGAAAGCAAAAATTGTGTTTGCCGCAATAGTAGTTGGAGTAGCTTATATAGGTGTGCTCCCAGTGTTTATTGAAATGTTTGGACACATAAAAGAACAGATATTAACTATGACAGCGCTTTTATCAACAGCATCTTTGATGTTTATTGCGGACCTCTAAAGGAGAAAAGAAATGAATTCAGTAATACTGATTGGCAGATTAACAAGAAATCCAGAACTTGTGTATACACCGGGCAATCAAACTGCAGTAACACATTTTAGCATTGCAGTTGATAGACCAACAGCACAAGGGAAAGAGAGGCAAGCTGACTTCATCCGAATAACAACATTCGGAAAGCAAGCAGAGAACTGTGATAGATACTTACATAAGGGAAAGCAAGTAGCGGTGAATGGTCGAATTCAGACAGGAAGCTACAAGAATAAAGAAGGACAGACAATATATACAACTGATGTAATTGCCAACAATGTTGAGTTCCTGGGCAGTAGCCAGCAAGGAACACCAAGACAGCCAGACGAAGCATATAGCGATAGTGCACCGAACTATCAAGATGAGATGCCCGATGCATTCGAGGCAACTGAAGAGGACATACCATTTTAGGAGGGAAATAAAATGACATATGAAGAGGCAATAAAGCATTCAGAAGAAATTGCAGCAACAAATTGCGATGGATACAGAGAAGAGCATGAGCAGATAGCTGCATGTCTTAAAGAGCTAAAGGCGATAAAAAAAGAATCAATCATAATTCCCAACGATGGAACTCCGTGGGAGATAGCGCAGCTCATCATAAATGCAAAGCGGACAGTTCGAGATACAAGATATATTGGAATATATATGGAAAGAAAAATAAAAACATTTAGCAAGAAAGAGATTAAAGCTATCGGAAAGCATCTTCTAGGATATGCGGAAACAGAGCAAGAACTAGAGCAAGCAAAAAGATGCAAATAAAGAGGGCAAAAGGTGAATCGTGAAGAACTTTTTGAAAACATGAAAACTCTCACAAGTGAAGAAAGAGACGGGCGAAGAAAAGAAAACAAAGAGATCTTAAGAGAACTTAAAGAAATTAAAGAGATTTTAAAAGAAAAAAACAACAGTGATAACAGAGTGATAACAAGATGGAATGTGAGAGTCGCATTTACTGATATGGACAATCGAATTTACCTTCAAAAAGAAATAAATGTAATTGCGAGAACGAAAAGCGAGGCTTTGGAAAAAGCGAAGGAAAGATGCGATGAGCGGAGCTGGGGCAAGACAGCAACGATTATCACTGCAGAAGACATAATCATTAATGAAAGCGAGAAACTAAATGGCAATAATTAATAAAACTGTATCACTAGAGAATACATATATTGAGTTAGTTAATGGAAAAGATTTAGAAAAGCTTGCGCCATATATTATACAAATCGAAACAGAAAAACAGTACCAAAACGGAACGTATGGAGTATATATCTGCGAGCTTACTGAACAGGGACACAAACTAAATAACCAAAGATATGAAACTGTAGCAACAATTTAATAAGAATAGAGAGCACATAAAATCAAGCTACAGTTCATATAGATTTGCAGATGGCAAAATGCCATCTGCAATTTAAACAAAAATTTACATTATATATAAGAAAAAGAGGCGGTGAGAATCCGCCATGAAGGTTCATCAGAGTATTAACAGTAGGGCTATTAAGAGGAGCACAAAATGTTAGAAAGAGTTATTCGAGAAACATGCATAGCGGGAGCAGTCATAGATAGATGTATCAAAGCTAGCTTTCCGCACAAGGGAAAAAGAAAAAGAAAAGAAAAAGCTACACCAGATGCAGTAAAAAAGAATAATGATATGCTGGCAACTAAAATGCTCACAAGATTGTTGAACCTAAATTTTTTTCCGGGAGACTATCACACCACATTAACTTATGCAGAAATTGTGACAGTTGAAGAGGCTAATCGCCAACTTGACAATTGGATTAAGCGAATGAGAAGGGAGTATAAAAAACTAGATAAAGAATTTTATTATATCGCAGTAACAGAATATGAAAATCACAGAGTGCACCACCATATTGTGATGAACTATATCGACAGCAGAATAATTGATAAGCAGTGGAAGTGCGGTCACATCTGGCTATCAACATTGGATAAGTCACGCAACTACAGGAAGCTTGCGGAGTATTTAATAAAAGAAACGCAGAAAACATTTAGAGATCCTGGCAATTCGACAAAGCGGAGATGGAAACCAAGTCGCAACTTGAAGAGGCCAGTTGTTAAGAGAGAATGGGTATCGATATCACAGCTATTTCAAAATCTTGATGAGCTGAAACCAATTAAGGGATATGAGATAGACAGAGAATCTGTGCGCAAATATACCAATCCTGTAACAGGACTTGAACACATCGAATATCAAATGATATCAACGGAAGCTGTTCCAAGATTGAAAGTATGGCGCAATGGAAGAAAGTTGAAGCGAAACGAAACATATATTCGCATGCAAGATATAAGGCAACTTGATATGGAGCTAGAAGATAATGCAGCAATCTGGGATGTGCTGTAGGCACTTAAAGTGCGGAAAGGAAGGCAGCATGATAGCGAGAGAATTTCTTGAAGGCTACAAAAGAATCATTACGAGGATAAGGCAGCTCGAGAGGCAGATTCAAGACATCGAAGAAACACTAGGTGTGAAAGCAGTTAGCTATGATTCACAGCCACATGGCTCTGGAATAAGTAAGGTCACCGAGAACACCGCAGTAAAGTTGGCAGCAATTCGAGATCAGAAAGAATTATTGATTGCAGAGCTCTGGAAGCAGAGGTTAAGAATCGAAAATGAAATTTACAAAATGAGTGATGCAACATATGCAGAAATTCTGCGCAGAAGATACATTGAAGGTGAGAGATGGGATGATATCGCAAAAGCCATAAATGCAGCAAAAAGATGGACTTTGACATTGCACGGAAGAGCGCTGAAAGAGCTCGACAACCAATTGAAAGAACAGGGCAAAGAAAACTAACCATGCTAACTCCTTAAAATAGCGATGGTGAAAAAATCAAAATAAATCACTAAAAATCATTTAAATGCACATAGCCAACTTGATATAGTATAGGTGCAATAATAAGGATTCAGGGGAGAGCGAAGGTGTTGAAAATTCAGCATCATCGCTTTTTTCTTGCGTTAATACAAATATAAAATACTGCTGAAGAGGATAGAATGAAAATAGAGAAAATCGCTATCAAAGAAGTAAAACCGAATGAGAATAATGCAAAGCTCCATCCACAGTGGCAGCTCGACCAGATAAAAGAAAGTATAGTTCAATTCGGTAATAATGATCCTATCGCCATTGATGAAAATAATGTTGTGATAGAAGGTCACGGAAGATTGATGGCACTAGAGCAATTAGGCTATGAAGAGGCTGAAATTATTAGACTTGAGCACTTAACAGAAGAGCAGAAGAGCGCATACATTCTGGCGCACAACAAGCTCACCATGAACACTGATTTTGACTTAACGATACTAGAAGAAGAGCTAGAGAAAATAGAATCAATCGACATGGAAAGCTTCGGTTTTGATTTATCAGACGAATATGAAAACTTCATTGATAAATTCTCAAACAAGAATAAAACAACAGATGATTGTTATACTCCGCAAAATATATATGATGCTGTGAAAGATTATGTTATAAAGAAATACAACCTCGATGGAAGAAAAATCATCAGAGCATTTTATCCGGGGGGGGACTATCAAAACATGAAATATCCAGAAAATTGTGTTGTAATTGATAATCCACCATTTTCAATTCTTGCAAGCATCTGTGACTGGTACAACGAAAACGGAATAGACTTCTTTTTATTTTCACCATATTTGACGAACTTTACAGCAAGAGCAAATCATATAATAACTGATACAACAATAACATACGAAAACGGAGCCAAGGTAAACACATCATTTCTAACGAATTTAGGAGATATATTCATAGAATCTGAGCCAACACTTCAAAAGATAATTGAAGAGGTGAATCGTGAAAACGAGGGAACAGAGAAAAAAGAAAGAACGCAGAAGAAATATCCTTCAGAAGTATTAACATCAACTGGTGTGGGTTATTTATCAAAATATGGAATCGAGTTCCAAGTTAAAAAGAATGAGTGTGCATTCATAAGAAGTTTAGATGCACAAAGAGAAGAGGGCACAGGCACATTCGGTGGTGGGTTCTTGATAGCAACCAAAGCAGCAATAAGGTTTAAAAAAGCGAAAGAAGACGCAGAAAAAAAGAGTAACAAAAAAGAGGAGACTTGGAAATTATCGGAAAGAGAACAGACGATAGTTGATGAATTGGGAGAGAATTAATGTGGCAAACGGCAAATATAAAGAATGGCTAAAAAAGGACAAATTGAAGCGCCTTGAGCATATGGCTCGTAATGGCGCACGTGATATTGATATAGCCAAGAAGATTGGAATAAGTAAAGTCACATTGTACGAATGGAAGAAGAGGTTTCCAGAGTTCGCAGAAGCTCTCAAAAAGGGTAAGGACGAATATGATGATGAGGTTGAAGAGGCTTTGTACAACCTCACTAAAGGTTATTACGTTGAAGAAGAAATTGTGAAGATTGAAGAGGACGAAGAGGGCAACAGAACGATCGTTCGCAAGAAAACAAAACGATATATCGCTCCAAGTGTAACAGCTATGATTTATTGGCTGCAGAATAGGAGAGGCGATAGATGGAAGACGAAAGCAACAGAGTTCCAAAACAATCAAACGCAGATTAATAAAGAACGTTTGAAGCTCGAAAAAGAAAAGCAAGAGGATAAGTGGTAATAGCAGGAGAAGAATATGCCAGCACATTGCAAGGAGATTGATGCATTTTATCACTCCAAGGCATGGAGAGATTTATCATATTTATTAAGATTGAAGAGCGGTAAGTGCCAGCGGTGTGGGCGCATTGCTGACATGAAGCAACTGCATGCGCACCATAAGGTGTTACTAACACCATCAAATGTTAATGATGTGAGCATATCATTAAATCCAGATAAAATAGAAATTCTGTGTAACAGTTGCCATGATGAAGAACATAACAGATTCGGCTACGCAGAGCATCACATATATATAATCTATGGTGCACCATGTAGCGGCAAGACAACATATGCACTAGAGCGAATGAGCAACAATGATATCATTGTTGACCTTGATATGATATATGAGATGCTCACAGGGCAAGACGGACACGAGCACAGCGATGGGCTGCGCTTTATTGCGTTCAAGATACGCGATACATTGTACGACATTATCAAGACGCGATACGGAAGATTTGATAACGCATACATCGTGGCTGGCTTGCCATACAAAGGCGAGCGCGAGGCTCTGGCACGTAGACTAGGAGCAGAGCTGGTGCATATAGACACGAGCGAGGGTGAATGCATCAAGAGAGCAGAGGGAAGGCCAACACATACTACGCAAATAATAAAAAATTATTTTGTAAATTTTGAAGAGTGACCCCCCATCATTGATGATTGAGAGAGGTCCTATAGAACCGAGCCCCCTCACCAAAAACATCCGCATCGAAATTTTGACTTTTTGATTTTGAAATTTTGAGAAAGTGAAAAAACAAATGACAGAAAAAGAGATAAGACAAGAAGAGCAGAGAATTGCTAATCTGAATGAACACTATCTTGAATTATTTTGCCCACCAGACGAAGACAACGAAGGGCGCAAAGAATTTGACAAGATGAAGGGTTTGATTTTAAACCTTGCAAGATGTGAAGCTGGACTTGAACAGCTGCATGAGGCACTGCAAGAGAGTGGCGGCATAGTGCTGCGACACCCTCGCAATCCTCAACTTCTGAAAGCTAATCCGCTCAATGCTGAAATCATAAAGCAACGAGCACAGATGGTGAACATCATGCAGATGCTTGAACGCCATTTAGGCAGCAATGCTGATTATGAAGAGGACGAACTAAATGAATTCATGTAAAGAGAGTGGAACACACTCTTTTTTAATTGAATATGCAAATAAGATACAGAGTGGCGAAATTCCCGCATGTTGGTGGATAAAGCTGCAATACAAGTTGTTGCTTGAAGATATCGAAAAGCCAGATGAAATTTTCGATGTTGAAGAGGCTCACAAGCGAATTAGATTCATCGAGGCAAAGTGCAAGCACACGAAATCACCGTTTGCCGGGAAACCTGTATATTTAGAGCTCTGGGAGAAAGCAATTATAGAAGCTGCGTATGGGTTTTATGTACTAGATGAAAAAGGCGAGCGCATACGCAAATATACATATGTGCTGCTTTTTATCCCACGGAAAAATGGTAAATCAACATTAGCCGCAGCTCTAGGAAATGCGGAATTTTTTTGCGGTAATTGGGGAACTGTGATATTCTGCGCCAGCAACGATTACGAGCAAGCTGATATCGTATTCACCGAAATTGATTCGATGCGTGATTTATCGGCATCACTTGAAAGAGTGACAAGACGAAATAACACAGGCATCTATTTTGGCAACAGGAAACAGAGACGAAAAACAGGAAAATTCAGCAAACAAAATAAAGCTGAAATCAAGAAGATATCCGCGCGAAAAAAAGGCAAGGAAGGGCGCAACATTGACTTGGCGATTGTTGATGAATCACACGAAATGGAAGATGAAACACTTATCGAACCGCTAGTGCAATCAATGAGCACCAAGGATGAATGCTTGATGATTGAAATAACCACGGAAGGCACGGTTGATGATGGGCATCTTGACAAGAAGATTCAAGAGGCAAAAGCTGTGCTACAAGGTGAGCGAGAACGAGGGCAATCGCTGTATTTCTTATACACTATGGATAATGAAGAGGAAGTCTGGACGAATCCTGGAAGTTGGATTAAGGCTAATCCAAACCTCGGTGTGTCGAAAAAGATGCGCTATTTAACAAGAGAAGTTGAAGAGGCTAGAGGCAGTGCGACAAAGCGAAGCTGGACACTCTGTAAGGATTTCAATATCAAGCAATCAAATGCGAATGCTTGGTTAGATCCAGAAGTTATCAGAAATGAAAGAACATTCAGCATGGAAGATGTGCGAGGGCGCATGTACCTGGGCGGAGTTGATTTAGCTGTTACAACGGACCTTATGTGTCTAACAATGCTATTTCAGCCAGAGTCGGAATTCTTGGCACATCAGCATTTCTGGATGCCGAAAAGTAAGCTCGAATATCGTAATGATGAAAAAGCTGGCGCTAACTATGAGCAATGGGCGCGCGATGGATGGATAACCATTGTTGATGATGTTGATATCGATACAGCGATTGTTGCTGATTATGAATATCAGATGTATAAGGAGTTCGGAGTGCTGCCATTTAAGGGCGGTTACGATAACAGGTTTGCGAAGTCGTATATCAAGCGGCACAAAGAATTATTCGGTGATGGCATACTTGAGAACGTTCCTCAAGATGCGAAGGGGTTATCAAATCCAATGAACAACACCGAAGAGAATTTGAGGCAAAAGAAAATCAACTACCAAAATAATCCAGTCACATATTGGTGCTTCAAGAATTGCAGTTATAAACAAGATAATATAGGGCGAATAATGCCGAAACGAATTAAGCGCGAAATGAAAATAGACGGAGCAGCATCTTATTTAGATGCTGTTTTCGTTTATCAGAGTTACAGAAATGAATATTCAATGATTTAGGAGTGAAGATGAAATTAAAAGATTGGCTAGCCGACAAGCTCGGCATATCACAAATAAACGGAAGTAGCTCTAGTTATCCGCTTGGCAATCCAACGATTCTACAAGGGCTAGGCGGTAATGATATCTATCTATCTGATTTTGTAAACAACTGTATAGATCGAACTGCTAGCGAGATTTCAAAAATCAAAATCAAATCCGTTGTTGTTGGAGAAGGAACAGCAGTTGCGAATGATGATATCACAAGGCTATTCAGATATAAGCCTAACGAGTATCAGACAACAAGTGACTTTTTGGCAGCGATTGAATGGACCAGAAGAAAGCACATGAATTGCTGGATATATCCAAAATACGAATGGCGAAGAACCGCTAGCGGAAATTTAATCAAGTGGTACAAGGCATTTTATGTGTTATCGCCAAAAACTGTTGATGTTGGCATTGGTGATGATTACATCGAAATCAAAATGACATTCGCAGATGGCTCAACATTTACTCTCCCGGAGAGCGAGCTAATCAACATCAAGTGGCGAAGAGGAACTAACATGGTGCTGGGCGGTAATGATTACGGAAGGCCAGATGATGCGAATGTAATGCACAGTGTAGATGCGTTGCACAAGACAATTGAAGGACTGCCGAAATCAATCGAGGCTAGTTTGCAAATCAAAGGTGTATACGCGGCAAAATCAATTCTTGATGGCGAAAAACTCAATTCAACGCGTGATAGTTTTGAATCACATATCATGAAGAGCAAGACAGGCATTATCGCAACGGACCTTGTTGGCGATTTTACACCAATAAAGATTGATTTCGCACAGGTTGACAGCGGAACACTTAAATTTTTGAAAGAAAATGTGTGTGAGCGATACGGAGTATCATTAGCGATTCTGTCTGGCGAATACGATTCAGAAGATTATACAAGCTTTTATCAGAGCTGTATCGAGCCATTTATTAAGCAGTTTGAAGAGGCCTTCACCGCACACTGCTTTACTGAACGAGAAAAAGATGTAGGGCATCAAGTGCGATGCTATTTTCTTATGCTGCAGAGGCTGACACCGCAAGACAGCATCAGCCTTGCTACACTCGCAACGAACACAGGGCTAATGTATCTTGACGAAATTAGAACAGAGCTCTTTGGCCTTGAACCGTTGCCAGATGGTGAAGGACACACAAGGATGCAATCACTTAATTTTGTTGATACTGATAATGCAGCAGATTATCAAGTTGGGAAAGGGAATGAATAATGAGCAAGCCGAAATTTGAAAGAAGAATGATGGAGATTAGAGCGACCGATGAAGAGGGAATGAAGATTGAGGGACGCGCCATCGTATTTAATTCACCACAGACATATCAGTTTGGAGATGAAGAGTATACAGAAATAATTGCACCGGGCGCACTAGACAACACGGATATGCGTGATGTGCCGCTTAGATACAATCACCATGATGAATTCCTTATCATGGCAAGAACGAGAAACAAGAGCCTTGAGCTCATCAAGAGCCATGAGGGGCTGGATATCGTTTCAGAGTTAATTGATACATCATCTAACAGAGATGTATATACATCAATTAAGAGTGGGCTGCTAGACAAAATGAGCTTCGCTTTTACAACTCGCAAAGGAACAGACAAATGGGAGTATGTTGAAGAGGGCGACAAGCTCAAAATAACCAGAACTATCACGGACATCGAAAAGCTCTATGATGTGAGCGTTGTAGATGTGCCATTTTATGATAGCACCTCAATTTATGCGAGGAGCTTTGAATTGCTGGATAGCGAGAAGAAGAGCCGCATGGATGATGCGAATGATTTTGAATTGAGGAAAAAGAAGTTAGAACTTGAAGCAATGTATAAGATGATCTAATTAAGGAGAAAAGCAATGAAGACATTAAAAGAACTACTAGAGATGAGAGCTGCGAAGATTGCAGAAATCGCAGAGGCTAAAAGCGAAGAAGCGCTGAACGAAATTAAGCTAGAACTCAAGAAGCTTGATGCGCAGATTGAAGAGGCTAGAAAGCTAGAAGAGAAGAAACCAGAGGAGAAGGCCGCAGAAGAGAGATCTAGTGCAAAGCCAGAAATCGTGAAGACAAATCACGATGCAGAGAAGGTGGAGCAGAAGGGCATTGACCTCGATAAGCTAGTTGCTGAAATCAGAAGCGGAAAGCCAACTGTAATTTCAGCAGAGGCACAGAGAGAGATTCAGAAGAGAGCAATTGCATCTTCTTCCACGCAGAAGCCGACAGCATACAAGGGAACACTAGAGGAAGCACCGAACCAGGTCGCACAGGCAATTGACCTTGTTGCACACGTTCCAATGAAGGGTGCTGCAAGATACGAAGTAGCATTCGAAGTAGATGTTGCTGATGCAGATTACACCGCTGAAGCTGGAGCATACACAACAGCAGAAGGCACATTCAACACCAATGATACTGTTGCAACAAAGCTGACTGCGAAAGCTGTTGTCAATGAAGAGGTGAAGGAACTAAACACAATTGATTATCTCGATGCAATCATTAAGAATGTGCAGAAGTCACTGCGCAAGAAGGCATCGAAGGAGATTGTTATTGGCGATGGAACAACTGGGCATCTTCGCGGAATTGCAAACGCACCAGCAAAAGTTATGCCAGCAGATTATAAGTTAGATGTTAGGGCATTTGACAAGAACACACTCCGTAACATAATCATGGCATATGGCGGTGATGAGGATGTAACATCCCCACTCACACTCTTCCTTAACAAGAACACACTTAATGAGTTCCTTGCTGTTGAGCTAAAGAGCGGAGATCCAGCATACAATGTTAAGTTTGAAGGAACAGGCGGAACAATCTCCGAGGCGAAGGGCGGACTAGAAGTACCGTTCTCAATCAACAGCGGTTTCAAGGCATTCTCTGCAGAGGTAGCGGGCAAGACATTCGCTGTATACGGAGATCCACAGAAGTATGAGCTTCCAGAGTTCTCTGATATGGTAGTTGTAGAAAATGATGCAATCTACCAGGATAAGGGGCAGATTGCATTCTTCGGACATCAGCTTCTAGGCGGAGTCGTTGCTGGATACAAAGCGTTCCTGCCAATTAAGAAGCTCGCATAGTTCGAGAGGTGGAGCAGATGAATGCGAAATTAACAAGCAAAATCAAAATGCGTGTGGGCATCGTCTATTCCACACCAGAGCAAGACGAGATGATTAACAGCATGATTGAGGCGGCGCAAGTCGCCTTGATTAATGCTGGATGGCGCAAGTCTGATTTTGAAGAGGATGCGCAAAAGGGCATCAAGAATGAACAGGCGATTGAGGCGATTGCCAAAATCGTAAAAAGAAATCTGAATACAGAGGCAGACCATTCTGCGATAGATCCTATGTTGATATTCGATATCGGACAGAATCGAGGTGTATGAGATGCGAATTGATACACCACTAGAATTCTACATCGTGGATCAAGATGAATATGTTGCTGGCGATTACAATCAAACAAGATGGAAGAAGGTCGCAGAAGACAACGGAGCAACAACATACTATGCGAATTGGAGCGGTACATATGGAGCTGTTCAAGCTGCCGCCATGACAGCGGGAATTACAGAGAGTGTGAATGTGCGCATGCCGTTCGCACCAAACCTATATGAGGCTCTGGCACACAGACGAGTTGTTGTTGCGAAGAATGGTGCTGATATTCTCAAGGACGGACAGCCAGACAGATTGAATCCGAACTGTTATGAATTGTATTCAGGAGTAAATGAAAAGCAAAATCGCATGATGAATTTCATGCTGAAGAGGTATGAAGGGAAATAGCTATGTTCGCAGTTAATGGCGATTTAATTTTGAAGAAAGCGCTAGACGATGCGATCTATCCGCAAGTGAAAACTTATGCGGGTAAATTGCCAGATCTAGAATCTGCACCAAGAGAATTTTGCGTGTATTCTGTGAGCTCAATGCCATCGCAGACATATCAAGATGATGTGTTAGTTGCCGGGCAAGATAAATTAATCTTGAGATATTATCATGCGCGAAGCATGAACCTCAAAGAGGTTAGAGCTCGAGAAAGAGAAATATTAAACGCGCTAATCAATGCGGAATTCACATGCCCTGGTGGCGCATTTGAACTAGGCGACATTGACGGAATAGGCTATGACACAACAGGCTACGAACTGTTGTATTTTTCGTGGGGGTTGTAAATGAAATGCACAATGGCCAACTTCGACATCCTTGTTGATGAAATTTTGGAAGAAGCGGGCATGCAAGTTGTTAAGCTAACAGATAAAGCTGTGGACGAAGCTGCGGACCTAGTTAAGGCGAAATTAGAAAATGCGTCACCTAGCGGAGCTGGTAGTGGCGGGCATCTTGCATCGAAGTGGAAAATCAAGAAGGGCGCGCATAAAAGAATTATAACCAACACAAAGAAAGTTAGAGGAAAGGGCGGCACATCTGTGCCGCTTGTGAATATTCTTGAATATTCAACTAAACATGGGCATCCATTTGTTGATTCAACGATATCTGGATGCGCTAATGATGTTCGAAGAATATTTGAAGAAAATATTGATTTAAAGTAAAGGAGAAAAGAAAATGCCAGAACCAACAAAGCCAGAGGCTAAATATCATCTTGGACTTAAAAACGTGCACTACTATCCCGCAACATGGGATGAGAAGCTAAACAAGCTGACACTCGGAACGGGCAAGCCTTGGAGGGGAGCTGTTAGTTTAAGTGCAGATGTATCGGGCGATTCAAACTCTACATATGCAGATGATGGAACGTGGGCTATTATTGAGGCGATCCAGAAAGAAGAACTCGAACTTGAAATGTTCCAGATTCCAGAAGATTTCCAGACATCGCATCTAGGGGCAAAACGCGATACAGATGGAAATATCGTCAATGGCGATTCAGACAAGGGCAGTTATTTCGCGCTTGCGTTCGAATTCGACCAAGACACACAGGCAAGAAGATTCCTGTATTTTTACTGCAAAGCTGCGATGCCAAGCACCAGCTCTGAAACGAAGAAGGAATCGAATGAGCCAAAGCCAATAAAGATTAAAATAAAGGCAGCAGGGCTTCCGGGAATCGGAAGAAGGAAGGTATCATCGGTGCAGACAAAACCAGAAGTATATGAAGCTTGGTACACCGCACCGAAAGTGCCAACTTTTGCCTAAACAATTTAATAAAAAACTTTATTACCTCGCCAGCAAAAGCATGGCGAGGTTTTTCGCGATTTAGCACAGGAGAAGAATAATGGCTAAAAAAACAATTATCAAGAATGGAAAAGAATATCACTTCGCAGCAACAGGGGCAACACCGAGGAAGTTTAGAAATCACTTCAAGCGCGACATGCTAACGGAGCTAGCGAATATCTATAAAGACACAGACGAAGAAACGATGAAAGCGCTCCAGAATGGCGATGTAGATGTTGCAAATGTAGATATTGAGCAAGTTGATATGGGACTTATGGAAGATATGGCATACATTATGTGCATTGATGAAAAGCCAGCAACAGTTGATGAGTGGCTAGAGCAGTTTGAGCTAATGGATGGTATCGAGATTGTAACAGAGGCATTTGAACTGTGGGAAGATAGCGAGAAAACACTTGTTGAAGCTGAAGAGGCTGGAGGCAGCGAAGGCAACGAAAAAAAATAGAGAGCAGTCGCAAATTCACGACTGCTCTATTTTATTTGCGATGCACAGAAATAGGACTGAGCCAGAAGGACATTGAGGAAATGGATATAGGGCTCATTTATGACATTATGACCGAAAAAATAAACGACAACTATTACGAAGAACGGAAAGAGAAAGCACCTCCACAAGAATTCTTCGATAGATTCGCGGAAGGGTAAATGAGATGGCGAAAAAATCATTAGAAATTGAAATATCTGGAAAAAGTGTCAAATTTATCCAAGCGGTAAAGAAGGCACAGGCAGCAACACGAAGCATGCATAGCGAGATGAGCTCTGTCGATAAGCTAATGAAGAATGATCCACTCAATGCTACACTCATGAAGCAAAAAGGGCAGATTCTGAATGAACAGCTAATCGGCACGAAAAAACATCTTGCGGATTTACGAGCAAATCAAGAGAAGGTGAAAGCTGCATTCGAGCGAGGCGATATCGGAGCTGATGAATATCGCAAGTTCCAAAGAGAGATTATCGCAACGGAGCAGAAGATTGCACAACTTGAAAAAGCGCAAGCTCGGTACGTAGCTTCGCAAACAAGAATAGGGCAACTCGGAGCGAAGTATACACTGCTAGGGCAGAAGATTGAGGCTGTTGGGCAGAAGATGAAAGCGGTATCAATTGCAGCTGGAGTAGTTGCTGCAGCACTTGGCGGAGTTGCGTATAAGGCAGCAAGACAAGCTGACGATTTAAATACGTTATCAAAGCAGTACGGAATCAGCACAAAAGATTTACAAATGTACAAATCAGCTGCAGAGCTCGTTGATGTTCCAGTTGAAACACTGGCAAAATCTCACAGCAAACTGAAGAAGAATATGCTGGCAGCATCACAGTCCGCAAGTGGCTCTGCAGCAAAGGCATTTAACGCACTCGGGATAAGCGTCACAGATAGCTCTGGGCATCTGCGAAATGGCAATGCGGTGTATGACGAAGCTATTATGAAGCTTGGCAAAATGAAGAACGCAACAGAGCGAGATGCATATGCAATGGCTATCTTCGGTAAATCTGCAGCGGATCTCAATCCATTAATTCTTGATGGTGGTGAAACTTATAAGAAAGTATCTGAAATCTTCAAGAAAAATAAGCTAGAGCCAATAAGTCAGAGCGCACTAGATAGAGCAAATGCATTTAATGACCAGATAGACATCATTAAGATGGTGGCTGCTAGAGCTATTCAGACAATTGGAACTAAAATGGCAGGATATCTGCTGCCAGCTATTACAGCTGTTCAAGAAAAGTTTTCGAGCCTTGCTGGTAAAATTGCGGGACTATCTGGCGGAGCACTATCAGCAATCCTGGGCATCGCTGGCGGATTAGCTATATTTGCACCAGCAACAATCTTTGTTGGTAAATTCGCGCAAGCATTCGGAAGCTCTCTCACAACTATATCGAGGATGTTGCCGCTAGTATCGAGAGTATGGGGGTTGCTTGCAGCAAATCCTATAATTCTTGTTGTTGCGGGAATAGTAGCACTTGTTGCGATATTCGGGAAGCTTGGTGCATCTGCAGAGAATGTGGGTGCGAAGGTTGCGGCATTCGCGACTGGGCTTGCTAATAAAATTTCATCAGTAGCAACGATGATAAGTGCACATGGTCCAGAAATCGCGCAAGCTGGAATTCAAGTTTTAACTGCGGTTATCAATGGAATTGTACAAGCAGCACCAGCATTGCTCTCTGCGATAGGGCAGATGGCGCTAGCTATAGGGCAAACACTCGTTGCGAGTGCGCCTGCGATACTATCATCGATAGGCTCAATCATTGGCAATATAGGCTCGATGATTCGTGCAAACGCACCATCAATCTTCCAAGAAGGTGCTGAAATGCTCAAAAATCTCGTGCAAGGATTTGCGAATGCACTTCCGAGTATAGTGGGACATATTGCCAACGCAATAACAGGCATCGCTAATTTTGTAAAACAGAACTGGCCAACGATTATTCAGACGGGAACAGAGTTATTGATAACTCTCGGACAAGGCATAGTGCAAGCAATCCCATCTGTTGTTGCGCACATACCTCAAGTGCTGGCTGCAATCGTATCAGCGATCGTTGCGCTAGCGGGAGCATTGCTATCAGCTGGAGCACATATCATTGCAGCACTGGCGCGAGGCATCGCATCTGGATTCGGCCATGTGATATCAACAGTTGCATCGAAGGCTGCTAGAATTCCAAGCGCTATTAAAAGAGGTGTAGGCTCGTTGCTAGGAATAGGAGCACATCTCATCGAAGGGCTAAAGCAAGGAATGATGAATAAATTTAATCATCTGATTTCATGGATAGGCAACAAGGCAAGTGCGATAAAGAAGAAGATTACAAGTGTACTAGATATACACTCGCCATCAAGATTCACAATTTGGGTGGGCGAGATGATGAATGCTGGACTTATGCAAGGTGGTGAGCGCACCTTCTCAAAAGTTTTGAATTCGTATGGCGCTAATATGGATGCGTTAAAAGAACGCATGACAGTTGGGAGCTTCGATACAGGAACAATTGCAGCATCACCAATGGGCACTGGCAATCAAACTGTGGTAACACAGGTTATCCACTTTCATGAACCTGTGCAGAGTCCAATTGATACAGAGCGCGCACTGAAGAGGCAAGCTGTAATTATGGGGCTTGCAGGAAGGTAGGAAAATGAAACACATTGCTTCATTAAAAGCCATTCGCTCTGATGGCGAGGTTTTCAACTATCAATCAGATAGTTGGGAGCTTCGCGCCCTTGAAGGTTTTGATTTTCCAGAAATTGAAACCTCAAAGCAAGCAAGGGGAGTTGGTGATGGCGACATAATAACAGGACAACGAAGGGTATCGCGCGACATGAAAATTGTCGCGCGCCCACTTGATGCAGAAAATTACAATCTGCAAAGAATGCGAGCGATAGCTTTCCATAATAGCCGCATGAAATATGATTTACATATCAATTATTTAGGAACAGAACGAATCGCCAAAGATTGCCAGATAACAGCAAGCAACTTTCCGCTCGGAAATGTATACAAGATGAAAGATCTAACAATTAGATTTCTATCATCCTATGCAGACCTATTCTCCGTTGAAAGTGAACAAACGAATTTCAGCAAAAAGCAACCGCTGTGGGTATGGCCTCACGCGTATGGTGAAGGCATCATGTTGCCATTTTCAGCAGAAGAGCATACAACTGAAAAAGTTATCAATTATATTGGATCGTCACCAGCACATCCAATTATAGAAATCACTTCGACAGGGTATGCGAAAAATATCGAAATAACTGTGAATCAGAAGACGGTAATTCTGAATGTTGAGATGCGCAGTGGCGATAGAATCGAGATTGATACATCGAAATCATATGCAATTCATAACAACAAAATTCTTTCTCTTGATGTAGATAATGATCCATACGATTTCAGAAAATTCATTCTTGATTTCGGAGATAACTTCATCAAGATTGATGCAGAAGTTGGTGGCTCTGCACTTCGCACGGAAATTGAGTATGTAGGAAGGTATGATGGCTTATGATTCAATTTTATGATAAATTTATGAACCGCCTTGAAGACCTCGACTTTTTTGAAATTGCATGGAATCGTAAGTGGACAGAACCTGGTGACTTCTCCATACATCTCGCAGCGAAAGACTGGAACAAGCACGCTAAATTCGTACGCAACACAGGACGTCCCGAGACGGGTATAATCCAGAAGACCGTATATGAGGTAACAGCTCAAGGTGCGATGGTGACCGTATCAGGGTTCTTTGCTGAAAAGGCGCTGTCAGCGATTTCAATTTTAAATAACGAAAATCTAAATGTAGATATGTACGCATCAACTAGCATAGAAACTTTGTTAAACACCTATGCTGGTGGGTACGATCCGGAAGACTATAGATTTGCCCCCGGAGATTTACCACCATTAATTGGTGGAATTGCCTTTGATGAGAACATAGATTGGCTAAATAAAATCTCTTATTTCTTCGAAGAAGGCACAAACGGAACTCGGGTAATGTACGATGTATGTGCATTGTTTGATTGTAGCTTTTATGCAAAAATGCTGCACGCCAGCTATTCGGGCTGGGAACAGCACTATAAGGATTGGATTGAGCATATAGGTGAGCCGCAATACTTTTACAAAATTTTCCCTATACGGGGCAAGGATTTGAGAAACAAGGTAGTTTTTGGTGAAGGATGGGCGAATGTTTCTAAAATAGAATATGTATATGATGATAGCGGAGTATATCCAGGTGTTGAAGCACACCAGACTATGGACGAAATAGGTTTTAAGCGTGAGGAAAAAATAAAAACCGATAGCGGAGAGTACAAGGGGCGCATCAGAGAATTTTATATCGATGAGACAAACCGACCCAGAGACCTTGCAATTTGTCCTAGAAAAGTAATCGAGGGCAACGTTTCAGGTATTGAATTAAAGGTTGCCAATGAGTCAATAATTCGAGAACAGCTTCGAAATCAATGCAAACTTGAGATGCTTAATCATTGGAAGCAAGAAACAATTAACGTAGATGTGCTACAAAACACTTTCTATTATCTAAAAGATTACAATCTAGGCGACATATGCACGATTGTCCTTGATGATATAGAGCAGATGTTTACAGCTCGAATTATGGAAGTGAAAGAGGTGCACAGAAAGAACACTGTTGAAGTGCAGCTAGTTATGGGCACTCCGCACAAGCAAAAATATGTAGCACTCAACATTTAAGGGGGAAAAATATGATATCAATACCATTTCAGTCAAAGTTTGATGTAAATCCTAAAGGCGATAGGGCTGTTGATGATACAACAGTTAGAAGCATCGTTAAGGCGGTATGGAGCAATGGAGTGTGTCTAGTTAGTGGTGATGGCTCTGATTTACAAGTACAGCCCGCTGGTGGAATGAAGGTGAAAATTATGCCGGGAGGCTGCATAGTAGAAGGCGGCATAGGTCGTGAAGAATCGGCACGCACTATCGCAATTAGTGCAGCTCATGCATCTCTTAAGAGGATAGATAGAATCGTTGCTAGATTAGATACATCTGATAGTTTTCGTAACATTGAGATTTATAAAAAAGAGGGAACACCCTCTACAACACCCGTTGCACCAACATTGATTAGAGAAAGCAATTATTATGAAATTGCACTTGCGGATATACATATCAATGCGGGAACATCTGAAATTAGTGTTGCAAACATTTTAGATCAAAGGCCGAACAACGAATTGTGCGGATTTGTTGCACCAGCTTTCCCGATTAATTTTGGACTAGAAGCCATGACCTCAAGATGGCAGAGCATACTAGAAGGGGCAATTGATGGCACTGCAGCTGGGAAGTTGCAGAACAGCATCAACGAGCTCCAGAAAGAGTTACAGAAAGAATTGCAGAAATTAAAGGCATCAACGGATGATGTTAAGATTGATAACATTAATGCAGAGAATGAGCTTGCTTCGTTCTTCGGAACATCAATAAGAGCATAAGGGGGTGAGATAATATGATAAGTGTTTTAAAAACATTGATTGAAATCAAGAAGATGTTAGCAACGGTTGAAACTAGAAAATTGTTGTGGAGCAATCCAAGACCAAATTCAGAATTTTCGTCGCAGTCGCTATCAATAGATGGAAATTTTGATGAGTACATCATAGAGTGGAGCGACTACATGGGTGAAAATGCCCGTTCTAGTTTAAGTTTGAAAAAAGGCGAATCCGTCAAATTCTGTGCACCATCGATTGGTGGCGGTGGCACAAATTTCTGGACGAATGGAAGGACAGTTGCAAGCTCTGGGAGTGGTAGCTCTCATAGAATAACTTTTGGAGCTGGAACATACAAATCCCAAGGCAACACGTCAGTAGCAACAACAAATGCTGCAATGATCCCAGTGAGGATATATGGCATCAAGAAGCTTGGCAGTTAAATCTAACACCGCATCTGCGGTGTGTTTTTATGAAAGGAAAAAAGCGATGAAACCAGAATTTATCGGAAGCCTGATAATCGGCCTAACGATGTTAATCGGCTTAATTTCCGCATTGAATAATTATGTGGGAAAGCCAGTTAATGAGTTGAACGCATCAATCAAGGCTCTCAATGTGAGAATTGAGAATCTTGCAGCAGATGTAACAAGTGTTGAATGTGCAGTAAAAGAGCAAGAGGCCCACGATAGAGAGTCGCATTCTCGGATGTGGGACAAGCACAACCAACACGACGATCGTTTAAACGACCATGAAAAGAGAATTACACATCTCGAACACAGGAAGGAGAATTAAAGCATGAGTATAGAAGTTATTTCAAAAATGTATATTCCGTTAGTTCTAGTATTTTGCCTTTGCATAGGGTACATTCTAAAAAAATTTATGCCGACTGACAACAAAATAATTCCAACGGTGCTTTTTGCCATCGGAATGGCATGCGGTGTTATTTGTCTAGGCGTTAGCTTCGAAGCAATTGTGAAGGGTGGCGTTACAGGACTGGCAGCAACAGGCTTCCACCAGATGTTCAAACAGTTAATTGAAGGCTCAAAAAAAGATGATTCAAAAGAATTTAAAATGCCAGTGCCAGCAGATGAAAATAAAAATATAAATGAAGAGGCTATTGCAGAAAATTTAAAAAGAGCAGAGGTGTTAAGCGATGGGGAAGAGGGAACAAATAATCAATACCGCCATTAG